GCACGCTCCAGACGGCGGACATACGACGTGAAGCCGTCATTGCGGACCAGCTCGGGAACGGTAGGAAGAGGAAGGGACGCCCGATGCGCAGAAAGAGCATCACGAGAGACAGCCTCTCGAGAGCGTCCAGCAGCGGCCTGAAGCCGCGCTGTAGCGATATCAGCGGGATCCGCCCGCTTGACTTTTAAAGATTTATCCAGCAAGATTTGCCCACTCTTGAAACTTCGCCGTTGAGAGAGTTCGGAACACCGAGGGCCGCTTTGCAGAGCGGTCCTTTTTTTTTGCCTGCGCTTTTTGCGTTCACGCTTCGGCTCAAAAAGGTATTAACCAGCGGTAATCCGTGCAGTACTGTAGTGCGTGTCAATAGCCATTGTCAAACAAGGCCTTGCGCTCATCCTTTCCAAAAAAGCAAAACCCCCCTCGCCGGGAGGCATCCCCGGGGGAAGATTTCTTCTTCCCCCGGCGTTGCCGGAGCTTGTTTTTTCCTCAGTACGTCAAGGGGCCGAGTCCTCGCCCCAAGGGGCTGCGGGCCGCACCAACCCCTTGACTCTGTTGCGCCGGGGTAAATTAAAAGTTTTCCAACTGTATCCCAGGGTGTATCGCAAGAGCAACTGACTTCTAGCAACCATCACCTGACAACCTGCCATCGTCCTCAAGATCGAGCTTGCTAACATGAACGGTAAAATCACTTCCCTTATCCAGGAGCTCGGCAAAGGCCCAAGCCTCACGCTCATCATCAAACAGCGTGTTTGCCCGCTCGCCCTGAAAATCCACGACCACCATCCACTTAATCATTATCTTTTCCTCAACAGTCGATCACGAACAAACTTATCGATAGCCTCACCAAGGGGCATGTCCTTGTAGCGAACATGCTTCTTGAGGGCATCGGCCACATCCTGGGAAATGATGCACTTCAGCTCGACACGGCCCTGCTCCTTGAGACGCTTCCGGTAAGCCTTTTGCTTCTCGGCATCGGTCATCGCCTTACCAGTCGGCGGACGACCACGGCGCCGAGTGACGCCGGGAAGCTCAGCGGTTACATCATCCTTACGCACGATCACTCCGCGAAAGTTTCAACCAAGACAACCGAGAATGAAGCGCGAGCATAGCCGACTCAGTAGCCTTGTACTCGTCATAACGCTTAACGGAGCGAAAAGATTGGCATCCCCCCTAGCAGCAACAGCACCCTCTACCAACGCACTCAACACCAAATCAAACTCCGAATCAGTTATCTCGATGTTCATAAATCCCCCTGTGAAAGAGTCTTTATTATACGTCACGCGTTACCAAAATGCGAGCTTTTTCGTAACGCGTTATGATAATTCTTTGAGGCTTTCTACATCGGAGGGACAACGCGTGCGGTCAGCACCAGGAGCAAGTCGGTCGCCTGATTCGATCCGACCCTCGTCCGCCAGTTACGAGGCAGAAACGAGAACCCGGCCTCCCGGTCGTTGGTCTTGGAATCAGCCAGCCCACCTATCACCAGGACCTGCCCATCAGCCAGGGACACCGAAGTTTTTACCTGCCGCTTGACCAGAGTAGGCGAGCCGGTAACACCGTTGGCGGTCGCCTGGAAGGAAGACACCTGCCCGTCGACCTGGAGGGACAGACGGCCAGAGCCGAGCACCTTGGCTACAACGTCCAGGAGAACGCCCGAGGACCTGTAGACGACACTCTGCACGACGTTCCCCGCCTGATCGCGGGAAGCCTCACCGATGGTAGGCGTCTCGTCACCCACGGACAGAGACAACTTCTCGGCTTCCTCACCAAACACCCTAGAACGGCTCACCTGCTTAAAACGGCTGTCAGCAGCCAGGGCATCCAGCAAAAGCTCGTAGGAACCCGCATAGAGCGATGCAGACCCACTAGCGGGGGTCAGGGTGACACCGGCACCCCGCCGAGAAACCGCAGAAGCGACGAGAGCCAGGCCGCGCGTATTCGTGTCCGTGGTCGTAACCTCGATGAACGACGCCTCGACCTCGACGTTTGGGACAACCTGGTCAAGCTGATCGACCAGGTTGCGCAACACCTTGATGCGATCAGGCGGACCCCCCAGGACGAGCCGAGAACCACCAGCGGCCCGAGCGGATCGCTCCCCGGCAACCTGGTTGACGGCCTCAGCCATCGCCAGGGCCGAACGATTGCCGACGGTGACAACCTCGTACTCGTCCCGCAGCTGCGCCACCGCCTCGACTTCACCAGGGAATGGCGAGCCAACGCCCGCAGCCTGGACAAGCCCGGATTCCGGTTTCGCCCGATCGAGGAAGAAAACCCCGTCCCGCTCCTCGACGGAAACACCATGGCTGGCAAGCACATGGTCAACGAAGGCCGAGACCTTCGAAGGCGGCAAGCCCTTCACGCTCACGGAGATCTTCTTGTCCTGGCCCAGGAGATCCGACGACAGCACATAGTCCCGACCCAGCAGGTTGCGATACGTAGCCTGCGCGAAGTCGTTGAGCGGCACCGCGGCGAACGAGAAGCCCACCGGCTCAGAAGGCAACGCCGCGGCGAAGGACGGAGACCCCAAGACCAGGGCGGCAGCAAGAACGAAGCGCATCATTTCTCGACCCCCTGGACAACAACACCGGAAGAAAGCTGCGCACGCCACTCGCCAGTAGTCGACTTGGTGAAGGACTGCGCAGTGTGCACCGTGCCATCGGACAGGATCACGGTGACGCCCCCGCCACTCTTGAAGAACCCAATCCCGCGAAGCCCCTCATCCTTCTTCCCAGCACCGGCCGAGGTAACGGCTGCTGCCGGAGCTGCGGCAACCTGGGGAACATCGGGTTCAGGCTTGAGGACATACATTGCGGCCGCACCGATGAGCAGGCCGAGCGCGAGAGCGATGGTGAGGAACTTGGTCATGTGTTTGTGTGGAGGCTTGATAGGTGCAGCCCGAGACTTCAAGAGCTGCAAGTCATGCGGACCAGGACGAACCGGGCCAACGAAATCAGAAGGGACGCCGACCTTGGCCGACAGGTGCCAAGGCGACAACAGAGAATGCATACC